GCGTTAGACCACGCAACCTGTAATCATTTCCCCATTTCTTTGTAAAATCTCTGCAATATTTTGCAATGAAAATAATATAAAATATTTTAACGAAAACAGTTGACTTTTTTGAAATTAAATGTTAGAATATAGTTAGTTCTATAGGAACTGCAAAAAAGAAAGAGAGGTAATTTTATATGTGGTATTTATTAAATAAAGCTGGTGAAAGATGTGCATCTGTGGAAACAAGAGAAGAGGCAGAAAAAATAATTGCTAGTAGTGACTGGTACGTTGATTGTGTGTACAGCAACAACTGTTATATGTGTTAATGGTCATAGCTGTGATATCGGCTATACGGTCAGAAACGAGGTAAATATGTCAATTTCAAAAAAGAAAGAGAGGTAATTTTAAATGAATGAAGAAAGCGAAAAATTAATAATGGACTTTGTAAAAGGTTACTATAAAAATCTTGGGTACACAATCGTTGATTTAAACAATAAGACATGGCAGAAAGTCTTGAGGGTTTCGGTTTCTAAAAATCAGTATTATGTTTTTAATGGATATCATGAATATTTTATTAGTTTTGATTTTTCGGACAAAATGATTGTTGTATTAGATATGACAGAAAAAAATGAAACAACTTTTACGATTAGTGAGTTTATGACAACTATTTGTGATTTACTTTTGTCCGTGTATATTAATTAGAAAAGTGAGGTAAGACAAATGTATAAAACTGATAATATGATTTTAGAAGAATTAAAAGAAAAATGCATTGGAAATGTCTATGACGATGATATGTATGATATTATTATTGATACCTTTGATTCTGAAAACTGTGTGTATATAAACAAAAGCTCAAATTCTGGGTATGACTTAATAGCATATGAAGATAAGCCAAACAGTACTTGTTTTTGCTTTGAAATGAATAAAAAAAGTATTATTACAGATATATGGATATAATCTCATAAATATCAAAATAATTACTTGACAATAGCAACCTCATATGGTACAATTGTATTGTACCATATGAGGTACAATTGTATTGTACCATATGAGGTACGAAAAATTGCAAGTTGAAAAAAGAAGAAAGAGAGGAAAAAAATGACAAGAAAGATTGTAACCACAAAAGTACTTTGTAAAGTGCTTAACAAAAAAGAAGAAAAAATTGAAGAGGTAGAAGTTACCTTAGTCGGTTCATTTCAGAAAGAAGAAAGAAAAGAACTGGCATTAAACAAAAAAATTGAAGAAATGGGGTATATCTTCATTTCAAAAATTTCTGAAACAAAGACAGAAGATGTATATACAATGTCAGATTCTGAATTTATTAAACATGCGAAAAACGTAGGAAAAGAAGAGAAAGAAGAAAGCGAGGAATAAGCAATGGCAATTAAAATAACAGAAAAATCGAGGGATTTTACAAAAAAAGAATTATATCTTATGACACAGGGGGCAGAGATTAAAACAATTAAAGAAGTACCAGACGGAACAATAATTGATGTATCAGGTTTCCTGTATTTTGAGGATACGAAAGACGGCGACACTGCATATATGCTTTCCATCTTAAATAATGATGGAGATGTTTTCACAACACAGTCACGAACATTTAAAGAATCTTTCGAAAATATTATTGAAATAATGGAAGATGAGGATTTTTCTATTAAAAAGTTGTCTGGAGAATCTAAAGCGGGTAGACACTTTGTAGATTGTACACTGGTTTAAATTGAAAACACATATAAATAAATTAAAGAATCTTTTTGTATTAAATTAAAAATCGTTTCCGCTGTTATTCTAACAGTCACAAAAATTCTATATTTTGTAAAAGGGGTATATCGTTAAAAAAACGGTATACCCTTTTGTATTAAACATTTCATGTTTCACATGAAACATTTAAGAAAGTGAGGTAATAACATGGCAAGAAAGAAAAGAAGTAAGCTTGAACAAGACTACTATAGAGAAAGAAAAAGAATACAAAATTACATAAATAAAAAAGAAAAACAGGACTTCTATTTTATGTCTAATATCCCAGATGTACCTAAAAAAATCACAAGAGCGAGTGTAAACCGTCTTAAAAAATTAACAGCTAAAAAATTAATTTCACAAATGAGATTTTTAGCAGACAAAGAAACAGGAGAATCTACCAGCGGTGTACGTGGGCTTGATATCCTTAGAAGTCGTTCTGCAAAAAAAGCTGCTGAAACACGAAAAGCAAAAAAGAAAGCCGAACGAGAATTTTTTGGTGGAGAGATTTTTAATGATACACCTGATATTTCTGAAACAGGCGGTGTATATCTTGGCACACGAATAGATGAGGTTCTTAAAAATTCAATTGAATCTTTGTTTGCATTAGAAGATGAAAAAGTTTGGCATGATTCAAACGGAAAACTTAAACGTGGTAATATTAAAAATATTACACAAAATAGCATAAGAGGTATAAGAGAAGTTTATGAAAGAAATAAATCTGATTCTTATTTTTCTTATTTGAATAGTAAAGCAGACAGAATAAATGCATTAATTGATACTGCATTAAGAGATTCGGACCAAAATATAGTCGAACTTTCGATTTCACAATTATATATGATTTTTTCGCAAAATTATAATGTGAATGAATTAAAAAATATAGAAGATATTTATGAGGGGTGATATTAATGAAAAAACCACATATATTTTGTTCTGATTTTGAAACAATAGTAGAAGAAAATACAGAATCACAAAATAAAACAGCTGTGTGGTCATCTGCACTAGTAGAGTTAAACACAGAAGATGTAAAAATCTTTAATAATATAACAGAAACATTAAATTACATAACAGGATTAAAGAAAGATGTAATACTGTATTATCATAATTTAAAATTTGATGGTTCATTTTATATTAATTATTTATTAAAAAATAATTATAAGCAAGCCTTTGTTATTACAGATGAAAATACAGGTGCTGGTTATTTTAAAGAAGAAAAAGAAATGTTAAATAATGAATTTATTTATTCTATTTCAGACCGCGGGCAGTTTTATTCTTTAACATTAAAAGTACATAATAAGATTATTGATATCCGTGATTCTCTAAAATTACTACCTTTTTCTTTATCTGATTGTGGAAAAGCATTTAAAACAAAGCATAGAAAGACTGAAATGGATTACAAGTCTGTAAAGTCTTTATCTGAATGCACCGAAAAAGATATAGAATATATAAAAAACGACGTATTAGTTTTAAAAGAATGCATCGAATTCATGTATGAAAAAGGTCATACAAAATTAACAATTGGCTCTTGTTGTAAATCTGAATATTTAAAAATAATAAAGGAAAATAAACTGAATAATTTAATTGATGATAAATATGGTACACCAAACAACAAAGAAGTTTTATTTCCCGACTTAACTAAAATAAAGGTTAGAAATAAAAATGAAAATTTTGATGAATGGGTTCGTAAATCATATCGAGGAGGGTGGTGCTTTGTTGTAAAAGGCAAAGAAAATAAAAAATTCGGGAAAGGAACAACTGCTGATGTAAATAGTCTATACCCCTCTATGATGAGCAGCGAATCAGGTAACAAATTTCCTGTCGGAAAACCTTTTTATTTTGACATTGAAAAAGGAGAAATAATTCCAGCTGAAATGTTACAAAATAAAGATAAATATTATTATTTTATACATTTTACTTGTAGATTTAAAATAAAAGAGGGGTATTTACCATTTGTACAAATTAAAAATAATTTAATGTATGATGGGACAGAGTGTTTGGAAACTAGCGATATATGGGATTCAAGAACAAAAAGCTATAACCCATATTTTGTCGATTTCGACGGCAAAACAAAATTAGCAACGGTAACATTGACAATGACAGAAATTGACTGGAAATTGTTTAAAGAACACTATAAAATAACAAATTTAAAAATTCACGATATCACATATTTTCATGCAGAAGTAGGAATTTTTGACGAATATATTAACAGATATCGAAAAATAAAAGAAGAAAGTACAGGTGCAATGCGAACTTTAGCAAAATTGTTTTTAAATAATTTGTACGGTAAACTTGCAACAAGTTCAGATTCTTCTTTTAAAGTTGCGTATATTAAAGAAGATGGAAGTCTTGGTTTCTACGTTGTAGAAGAACACAAAAAAGATACATGGTTTATTCCTTGCGGGTCTGCAATTACTAGTTATGCAAGAAATTTTACAATTCGTGCAGCACAAAAAAATTATTATGGCAAAGATAAACGTGGTTTTATTTACGCTGATACAGATTCAATACACTGCGATTTAGAGCCTGACGAATTTAAAGGTATTAAAGTACATAGTACAAAATTTTGTTGTTGGAAATTAGAAACACACTGGACAGAATCTATATTTGTAAGGCAAAAAACGTATATAGAAAAAGTAGATAAAGAGAACTTAACAGAAAATGAAATTGGAATTTATACTGGCGAAAAAGTTAAAAATGAAAAAGGTTATTATTACAATGTAAAGTGTGCGGGTATGCCCGAAAAATCAAAAAAAATATTTATAAAAGCAATAGAAAACGAACTGACAGAACAAGAAAAAGAAAAATATGAAATCTTTTTATTTAAAAAAGATAAAAACGGAAACTATAATAGAGATGAAAAAAGATACAAAGATATTACAGATTTTAAAGTAGGACTTGAATTACCATGCAAGCTTAGACCAAAACAGGTTGACGGCGGAGTTCTTCTTGTAGAAACAAGTTATAAAATGCGGTAGAACCTACTTGACAGAATTGTAATAATGTGTTAATATAAAGATGTGGCTGAAATAAGTATGTAATAAATGTAATAATTAAAGGAAAACAGTGGGAACTGTGTTTATTACATTATTCGGGAAATTCCTAACCGATTATTACAACATTTTCAAGTCCAAATATAAAATTTATATCCACCCTGTTTTGAAAAAAAACAGGATGGATATTTAAAGGAAGTGAAAAAAATAAAATATTATAAATTAAATAAAATAGATAGTTATAACAGAATTATTAATTTTATAGTTGGTGCGAGGTCAATTGGAAAAACCTATGCATTAAAGGAAAAATGCATTAAGCAATTTAAGAAAAATGGAAATAAATTTATTTATATGCGAAGATATTATGAGGAAATTAAAAGCATAAAAGATAAATTATTCGACGACATGAAGTCCATTCTTGATGAAAACGAAAGCATTGAAGTAGTTGGAAATGAAATTTTTTTAACTAAGAAAATAAAAACCGATTCAGGAAAAGAAAAAAAGATTTCAAGAAAAATGGGCGAATTTTTATGGCTTGCGAAATCACAGACTATAAAATCAGCTAGTTTTGTAGATTATAAAACATTAATTTATGACGAATTTATTATAGAGGACACAATTCATCATTATTTTAACAATGAGGTTTCGAGTTCTTTTATGTCCATCGTTTCAACAATCATTCGATTAGCAAAAAATCCAGCTGAAACCTGTAAATTTTACTTACTTGCAAACAGTGTTTCTAAATATAATCCTTATTTTGATTTTTTTCACATAACAAATTTAACAAATAAAAAACAATTTTACACAGAATTTAATAAAATGGTTGTGTTAGAATATAATACAGATACAACATTTATAGAACAAGCGAATGACACAATTATAGCAGAACTAATAAAAGGTACAGAACAAGAAAAATACATGATAAAAAATGAATTTTACTTGGATGATGAGGTTTCATTTATTAGAAACAAAATAAATAGAGATTTCATATACAGCGTAACAATACGTTATAAAAATATTAATTATGGTATTTTTAGCGATGTAAGAACGATGTGGATAACAGACAAAATTGACGAATCTTTTAAAGAAAAATATTCTGTTTTTAAAGAGGATATTACACCAGATTATCCAATTATTTCTGATAAATTTAAAATGTTAATAAGTTATTTCTACAAATCGGGAAATATTTATTATAAAAATGTGAGAATCAGAAACTCAATGAGGGACTGTTTTCAATATATTTAAAAAAGAAAGAGAGGTAACAAAATGAATGAAGTTGTTTCTATAATTTCCACAGTTGGTTTTCCGATTGCGTGTTGTCTTGGACTGGGTTATTATGTTTTTAAAGTAACCGATTCAAACCGACAGGAATTAAAAAATGTTAATGAAAAATTACAGGAAATTATTGAAAAAACAAGTGAGTGTATAACTAACAATACGAACGCACTTTACGAACTAAAAGAATCAATTTTAAAAGGAGAGAAAAAAGATGTATAAAGATGAATTTATTGAAACCATTGGAGAATTAGCGAATCAGATTAACAATTCCTTAACAAAGCATATTTTACCATCTATCTGTGTGGCTCAGGCTTGCTTAGAAACAGGGTATGGACAGTCAGAAACAATGATGCATTATAATGCACCTTTTGGAATTAAAGCAACTAGTTCATGGGGTGGAAGTTGTTACAATTCAACAACGCACGAATACTACAATAATGTTAAAGTTGCAGAGGGTGGATGTTTTCGTGCTTATGATTCCTTAAAATCATCTGTCGCAGATTATTACAATTTATTAACAGAATCATCATACTATACAGGTGCTGTTAATAATTACGATTTTATTAATGCTGTTGAACACTTAAAAGCATATGCGACAGACCCAAACTACACAGAAACATTAAAATCAATTATTATTTCAAACAATTTAACAAGGTTTGACAATTTAGGTGATTCAGGGAATGTGACCGAAATTGCTTTAGCTGTTTTCCGTGGAGAATATGGGGATGGTTTAGAAAGAAAAGCTGTACTCGGTGGAAAATATGAAAAAGTACAGAATGAGGTAAACAGACTTTATAATTTAGCTAAACAGGCAAAAAACGGTAATTTTGGAAACGGTCAGGAAAGAAAATCAGCTTTAGGTGCAGACCATTCAGCAGTACAATACTTAATTAATAACAATTTAATATAATTAATAATGGCTGACGTATCGACAATACGTCGGAAAGTGAGGTAAAATATGACAGAACTTGAGGCATTAAACATTGTTATTGAAAAGATTCCCGATATCGAAACGGTTGATAATGAATTAAATGTAATTAAAACAGCATTAGAAAACAAAGAAAATAACACAGAAAAAGGCGACGACTTTAGAACAAAATACGAGGAATTGCGTGAAAAATATATTGCACGTTTTAAAGGGTTCAACCCTGAAAAAGAAGAAAAAGAAGATGTTGAAGAAAAAGAAGATGTTGAAGAAAAAGAAGAAAGTGATTATTCAGAATTATTAGAATAGAAAGTGAGGTATTACAAATATGTTAAAAGCAAAAAACAGCGAAATTATAGGTGCATTAAATAATAATACAGGTAGTGCTGTTTATTCAGCATTTACACAAGCGGAATTAGCAGACATAAACAGTGTTTATGATAATATCATGCAGAATAGAACACTTAGAAACGACTTTGTAAACTCTTTAGTTACGCAGATAGGTTTCATTTCTGTTAATAAAATGTTATTTGAAAATGAACTTGCTGAATTGAAAAAAGCACCGATGCGATATGGGCAGACTGAACAGGAAATTTTTGTTAATATGATTGAAAGTTCAGATTACAACTTTTTCGCAGATGAAAAAGAAATTTTTCAGCTTTATAAATCAAATATTATGACCGCGTTTCACGATGTAAATTTCAGAAAAAAATGGGCTGTAACAATTTCCTACGACGAATTACGCAACGCGTTTAGAGATGAATACGGCTTACAGTCTTTAATAAATGCAAAATTAGATGTGCTTTACAGTTCAGCAAGTTACAAAGAATATTTAGTTACAAAAAACCTTTTAACACAGGGATATGAACACGGTTGCATTTATCCTGTTAAAGTGCCTGAACCATCAACAGAATCAAATATTAAGGAAATGTTAATTATGATTCGTTCTACGATTGATACTTTAAGATTTCCTAACCCAAAATTTAATTACGCGGGTTCTGACGCAACTTCACGACCTGAAGATTTAGTATTTGTGACCACACCTGACATTAACGCAAGAATTGATGTGAATGCTTTAGCTTATGCTTTTAACATGAGTAAAGCAGAGGTTTCTACAAGGACTATTATCGTAGATTCACTTCCAACAAATGTTTACGGTTTTATTACAGATGTAAGATTCTTTAATATTAGAGAACAGCACCGTGAATTTGCGGAAAACTATCGCGGAGATAATTTAAGATGGAATTTCTTCTATCATTTGTGGGAGATGTTTTCAATTTCTCCATTCAGACCGTGTGTGGTTTTTACATCGAACCCAATAACAGGAGATGAAATTAGTATTTCAGGTTCAGATTCTATTACAAGAGATTCACAGACAGTATACAAAGCTGAAATATCTGATTCAAATTCAACCGAGGGAGCAGTTATTCCTCAGGCTGTAGACTGGGAAATAGTAGGAACAGTGACAGGGAATACTACAGCATTTGTTTCTGGTTCTGGCATTTTGGTTGTAGATAAAAACGAAACTGCTACAACTATAACAATTAAAGCAACTAGCAGATACAATCCGAGTGTTTCTACCAATAAGAAGATAACAGTAACCGTGTAACAAATATTTAATATCTACCCTGTAAAAATACAGGGTAGAATGTGAGGTAAAAAATGATTGATTTTCCTAACGTACCCGATATTACAGGAATATTAATAAATTCAGAAATTCATATTTGTACTAAAATTCCATGGGATTCCGAATATAAAAATGTTAGGTTGTTTTCAAATAAGGAAAAAGCTTGGGAATATGTTACAGCAAAAGAAATATATTCATACACTTGTACATCTGTTAAAAACAATAGAATTAAAGTTGCGTGTGATTATTCTATAACACTTGCAAATGCAAATTATCTATGTTTTAAAAATAATAACAATATGTTTTTTGCTTTTATTATGGATATGTCATACATTTCACAGACCGTCGTAGAATTCACATTTAAAATAGATATATTTCAAACTTATTTCTATGAATGTAACATGTTACCATGTTTTGTTGAAAGAGAACACATTAACAGAAGTGAAGATGTAATAGGTAATAACACATTGCCTGAACCAGTTAGCACAGGAGAATATATGCTATCTGAAAAACAATCTGTTACATACAATGACATGAGAGTTTTAGTTTATACAACTGCGACAGAATCGGGTACAGGTGTAAAGATGTATTATGGCGGTATGAATAATGTTTTTTCTGGTGTTAATATTTTTTCGGGAACGAATATAACCATAGTACCACAATTAGCACAGATAATTCTTGCGGGTAAAGAATCTGAAATAATTCAGATACAAATGTGTCCAACTTTTTGCGGGGACTTAACAGACCCTGAAAACCCAGTATTAGCAAACACTGTAAATGTTAGTGTAAATGTTACAAATTTATTTAATGGGTATATTCCAAAAAATAAAAAATTGTATACGAATCCATATTGTTTCGTTCAGGTGGATAATAATTCGGGCGGTAGTATGGAATTACGTTTTGAATTATCAAATGACAAAAACACACTCACAGTTAGAACGACAGGTTGTCTTTGTACCACACCAACAATAATTTCATATCCGATAGATTATAACAATCAGGCTGAATTTAGGAATGAATCTATCGTACATTCAAACTTTCCAACTTGTGTCACATCTGGAAATGCTTATGCACAGTGGCTAAATGCTAACAATATTACACTAGCTACTGCAGCACAGGCTCAGAGTATGAAAACAGAGTTCTCTAGTTTAGCAAATATTACACAGGGTACAATCGGCGGTATCTCAAACGCAATATCGGGAAATATTACAGGAGTATTAAATAGTGCTACATCTACTTTATTAAATCAAGCTGGTATCAATTTGAATCAAGGAATTTATGAAATGACTATGGATGCACAGTATAAACAGGCTTCACAGAAACCGAATGGCTCTGTAGGTGCAATCGGGTCAAGTTCTATTAACACAGCAATCAATAGAAATCAAACCGACGTAATTTCATACTCTATCAGAGATTTCAAGAGCGTTGATGATTTTTTAAGTGTGTATGGTTATACAACAAAAAAAATTAAAGTTCCAAACATGAATAATCGAAATTTGTGGAACTATATTCAGACTTCTAATTGTGTGTTACAAGGTTCGTGTGGTAATAATTATTTAACAGCTTTACAAAGTATTTTTAATAAAGGGGTCTTTGTCTGGCATACAAATGATATCGGAAATTTCGATGTGAATAACAATGGGTAGAAAAGAGGTGTAATAAAATTGTATAATTTAACAAATCAATATAATAACATTGATTTCAGATTAAACGAAAAGAAGTTGTTAAAAACACAAAATCAAGCTAAACTTATTTCAACAGATTTCGGAGTATTATATAATAATTTCTTAACAAGATTAACAAATATATATGTAAACCGTTTTGTGTGGGATAATCTACCCATAGAGATTGAACCGTGGTTTCTTGAAAGAAGTTTATTAATGAATGGTGTATGTGTTTTTTTCTACGACGAAATTATGAATGAGTATTTAATAACATTTGTTAATTTATCAGGTAAAATGAATGTATATAATATTCCACAGAAATGGAGAGCATATGCAGCAAACGGATATTCAAGAAATCTAAATTCAAAAAATGCTGTTATTATTTACAACAATAACGACTTCATTCCTGATTTTAATACACTTTGTTTATATGCAGAAAGAATGTCATATATTTATGTAATATATATGAAAAATATAGCATTACAGAAAAATTCAATTTCTATTGCCACAACAAAAGATACTTTACTTTCTTCTAAAAATATTGTAAATCAAATAGACGAGGGAAAAGATTACATATTTATTAAAGATATGTTTGATGTAGATAAAATAAAACCGATTGATTTACAAGTAGAGTTTAAAGCTGATAGACTGAGAGCCGAATTAAAAAGTGAATTTAATGACTTTTTAAACTGGTGTGGTATCGAATCGTTTACATCTGATAAAAAGGAAAGACTTGTATCTGGAGAAGTTTCAGGAAACAACGGATATGTTGAGATTCAGCGAAATATCGGTTTAAATGCAAGAAAACTTGCAGAAAGAAGAATAAACAATATGTTTAATTTAGAATTAAATGTTAAATTCAATTCTGAAATAGCGACACTTGTTAATTTAGGTAACGATTATATTTCAGAAATAATACAAAAAGGTGGTGCTGAAAGTGAGTAAATACACATTATCCATTTATGAGTGGGCAGTTGGAATGATTGGAAATGAAAATGCTACACTTGATAATGTTAAACAGATTGCAAAAAGTCTTGTTTTCAATAAAGATTTTAATTTTTATAACGATTCTGTAAACGATAAAAATGAATTTATTAATAAATTTATTAATAAGTATCTATATGAAGAAATGGGACTTGAAACCCCAGCTTTATGGCGAGATAGAGTTTATAATAGATTAAATATTAAAATGCCATATTATAAAAATTTGTATAAATCATTAATAAATTCGTTGGATGACTTACAGGTTTTAAATTCAGATACTACAACAAGAAATAAAAACAATACGGATAACGTAGAAGAATCTAACAGCAATTCTAGTAAAACAGATAGCGGTGTAAATGTTACAAGTAGTAGTAATAATGTAACAAATAATAGCAATTCTGGTGTTTCTAACACTAATAATAATAGTCAGAATTTAAGAAGTGATGAACCGCAAAGCACTATTACAAATAATGCATACGCTAGTTTACTTGAACGCAACGAAAATATTACAAATGTTAATAATTCTGAAAACAGTAAAAGCGATTCTACAGATTCAGGAAAAAGTGTTTCTTCAAGTACTGTTAGTAGAAATGAAACAAGTAATAAGGCAGAAAATAGAAATGGCTCTGAGAATGAAGTTGTTAGAAAAGAATTTACAGGTAGTAATAAAACCGAAATGTATAAAACATATAGAGAAATGATTTTAAATATTGACGAATTATTACTAAGCGAATTTGAGGAATTATTTATGCAAATTTTTTAAAAGGAGATAAAAATGGTATCTAAATTAGTAACATATGTAGCTGAAAAAAGAATATATTCAACTTCTATATTAATGAGTAATTTATTCCTTGATAAATATGAAAATAATGCACCTGATGAAACAAAAGCACTATATGAATATTTAAAATATTATGAAATTATTAATGGTAGAAGTGGTAATATTGAGGCAATTATAGAAATTAGATAGCGAGGTGTATTAAATGCATTGTAATAATTATAATGATTGGTGTAAAATTTATGGTATAACCCCAACTGAATATGATAATGAAAGTTTAAGTTATTATCAGGTTTTATGCAAGGTTTTAAGTAGATTAACAGAACTTGAAAAAATTTTTACTTGTGAAACATCAGAAAAAGTGCTGGAAATACTTGATTCTGTGTTAGGAAACGCAACGTATGATAAAGAAAATAATAAAATTATCTTTTCATATGAAATAAATGTAACAAGTTGTTTACACAATTACAATTTAGAAAATGAAGAAATAAAAATTGAAAGTGAGGAAAAGAAACATGGATGTATCAAAGTTTTTACTGAATAATGAAACAATTAACATAAAGGATGCCCCAGCAAGAGGTAATATAGCAACCATACAGGGGGATGTTACTAACATTAAATCTGATATCACAAATATTAAATCAGATTTAAGTGCTATTAATAATTATGAAATAGCTTATAGTAGTTCAACAGAAACGATAACGATTGCTAAACAGTAAGAGAGGTGAAAAAATAATGCCAGATTATGTTGATAAATTCGGTTTATTCGGAAAAGAGATTTTAATTAAAGACACTGAAACAAGTAACGCTTTAAGCACTTACAAAAAATCGAACGATAATAACGTGAATACGTTATTATCTGATGTTTCTAGCTTAAAAACGAATGTTACAAATATTACAAATAAAGTTAATTCATTACAAATTAATGTAAATGATATAAAAGAAAACTTTATGACTATTCCTATTGCAAATAGAAACATTTTTATTGTAGATTATAAAGGAAATGGGGATTTTACAAATATTACAGCTTGTTTAAATTATATTTACAGTAGAACAGATATTAAAACAAGTGGGGATGATAATTACCCGAATAACTGCACTATTTTAATAATGCAAGGTGCATATCAAGAAGATATTGACTTGTCAAACCGTTCGGGTATAACTTTTACAGGAATAGGTGAAGTTAGCATAATAGCAAAAACAACTGCTTTAAATGGTTGTGTATATATTACAGGTTTTGTAATATTTAATAATATTCGATTTTTAAACGAATTAGCGAATGGGTATGCTGTTCATTATGAAGGGGGTGGTCATACCCATACGAGCGGTTCAGCAATATATCATGAAACACAATTTAATAATTGTATTATGATTGCGGAAAAAAATGCTGGCGTTGGAATAGGATGCTCTAATAACCATACAAGATTAAGATTTAATAGCTGTGAATTTCGTGGGTATACAGGTAGAGATGTTTACCTACACAATTCAGTCTACACTGGTGTAGATAATATTATTATTTTTCAGAATTGTCTTGCGTTTCAGTCAGGTGTCGTAGAAATTGATGATGCCGCAAATTTTAGTGGAAATATTAATAAATTATCATTAATTATAATAGGTTGCTCATTTATGAAGATGAATTTCAGAAGAATTGAATCGAGAACAAATCATTATATCGATGATAATACTAATATTACAATTTCTCCGTTGTCGGGCGGAAATTCTGGTGTAGCATTTAACTATAAAACGTATCAGGGGTATACGGTTGTTTGCTATAAAAATTATAATTTTACAACTGGGTCATCTAGTTCCGACACCTACTATACATCAGTAGAATTTCCGAATTCACAGTTTTACGATGTAAACTTAATAAATGTTACAATTGTATCTAACAGTCAAGATATTACATCCGCGTGTCAGATTGTTAATTCACAAAATGCTGTTAATATTGCCATACCACAGACAATCGCAAGTGGTTCTGATTTACTAGCTGTTTCGATAGTGGGTTATCCTAAATAAAATAAAAAGAGAGAGTAAAACTCTCTCTTTTTATTATACTATTTTTACTTTATCTATAATAGTATAATCATAGTTCTTAAAATAAGACCTATGTCATATATTAATTCTTTTCCTTTTTCATCAATAACTAATATTTCTTTTTTATTAAAATTAAAAACTATATTAACTTTTTTTTGTGGTATGTAAAGTTTATGAACCTTGTTCCCGCCTTTATTAACTTTAACGTGTAAAACTTGATAGCCAGCTGTCGCAAAATATTTTTTCATGAAATTGATAATTTCTAACTTCATTTCATCACACATTATATTCTACCCCCTTTTTTTATTTTCCAAAAACCATCGTTTTCAGATAATATGTTTTTCAAATATTTTGGTGTAGTATTTGTGTAAACAACGCAGACATTTTCAAATACCCTTTTTCCGTTTTTATATAATTCGCCTCGATTAACTTTAAGTTGGTAAACATTGACAGAACCGACTTTTACATTTTCTCTTCCATCGCGAATTTTTTCTCCTGTTTTGTTCGAATATTCTACATAACCCACACCAGTTCTATATCCGAAAATTATTTCGTTATTGATTAGTTCACTTATGTTATATATTTTCATATTTTTACCTCTCTTAATATATTTTAATAATAGAAGAACCATTTCCAATACTAAATTTAACAGCGTGTTCTTTGTTCCACTGTTCGCAAAACAAATACATCATATCGTGGTCATGCCCTAGTTTTACTTTATACAGATGTATTTCATAGACATTGTCTTTTTTATTCACTGTTTGAACGTATGTGTCATTTTTTCTTAAATCATATGACCGCCATATGTTTACACTTTTTGCTTTTACAATGTTACAAAGACATTCAAATGCAATCTTTGCGTCATTTTCATATGTGTAAGCGTGTAAACATTCAGAATACCATGCTCTACTCCATACTATCCAATCGCACTCTATAAATTCGCTTGCGTAGTAGTGCGGATGTAGCATCAAACGCGGAATCGCGTATTCGCCGTTTAATAAAATACTTTTTGAAATTGACATATTTACCTCGTTTCTGACCGTATAGCCGATATCACAGCTATGACCATTAACACATATAACAGTTGTTGCTGTACACACAATCAACGTACCAGTCACTACTAGCAATTATTTTTTCTGCCTCTTCTCTTGTTTCCACAGATGCACATCTTTCACCAGCTTTATTTAATAAATACCACATATAAAATTACCTCTCTTTCTTTTTTGCAGTTCCTATAGAACTAACTATATTCTAACATTTAATTTCAAAAAAGTCAACTGTTTTCGTTAAAATATTTTATATTATTTTCATTGCAAAATATTGCAGAGATTTTACAAAGAAATGGGGAAATGATTACAGGTTGCGTGGTCTAACGC